GCGAAGGCTGCTGCTGTCGGAGCAGAACCCATCGGAGCCAGTACAGCGAACACGCGAACCTTGCCAGCAAAGTTAGCAGTGTCAGCAGACAGGTCGATGGTGTCAGCAGAGGTGTACAGCCAAGAAGCAGTACCAATCTCTACGCTACCAGCCGTGTTGCCGTCAACGTCGGTGACGTAGCGGTCAACAGTGCTGTCACCCAAGTCAAGAACAGAGCTAGCACCACCTGCAGTCAGGACTTCGATACCTGCACATACAACGAGAGTGTTAGCCGGAACTTCGATGGCCTGAACAACGTCCGTACCAGCAACGAGGGCTGTGGAGGAGAAGTCCAGAACAACTTGAGCGACGTGTGCCTTTGCACCAGCAGGGATACCTTCGGCAGCATTAGTTACAGTGTAAGTAGCCATGTGTCAGTCTCCCTTAGTCAAGGCTAACAACGCCGCGAACGATGGCTTCAGGACGGAGAACTTTCCGACCGAAGACATGCAGACCACGAACGATGTCGCTGAAGGTTTCGGTTGAACGAACTACTTCGGTCTTCGCGATGTGCGAAGCAGTAGCCGTTGAGGACATGTGACCAGCAAGAATCACGTTTTCAGTCCCGTCAGTTGCCAGACCAGTCAGCGTTACTTGGTCAGTGCCACCGTTGGAAACGAGGGCAGTTGACTTGTAGCACTGGAAGCCAGCAATGTTGCCCAGCGACACAAGGCCGTTACGCAGCGGGGAAGTCGCATCGCCAGTTACCTGAACTTCAGCGAACTTCGCACCAGCCGAGAACAGGTGCTTGTAGAAAGCCGGAGGAGCAACGAACCAGCGGTTCTCTTCCGGAACAGACTGGTCGTCAAGGGCTTGAGCCATAGCAAGCATGGTGTTCACAGCGGTGTCGCCGGGAACAGATGCACCGCCGATGTCCAGAGCAGTGCCGAGCGTACCGATGCCAGAAATCTGAGCAACGGAAGCACCGGATTCACCAGTCAGGCCAGCGTTGGTTGCCATAGCGTCAAGAACGTTAGCGTCGTACTTGCGCTTCAGGGAGTAAGCACCCGAAGAAGTAGCAAGAGCTTCGAAGTTAACGTGGGACTGACGCTCTTCGATGTCGTCAATCTTGAACGCAAAAGCGTTGGCTTGGTCGACAATCATTGTGATTTGGTCGTCGGCAAGGTCTTGTGGGTTAACCACGGAACCGCGAGAGTATGCGGATACAGTGATTGTCGGTTCTTTGATGATGCGAACCGTGTCGCCAAAGTTCTCAATTTCGCCAGCGTAGTCGGTGTTGGTGATGTCTTCCGCAACCGAAGCGCGACGGAAGAACTTGAGAACCTTTTGACTAAAGATTTCCGGTGTAAAGTTACCGGAAGGCAGGTTATTATAACCTGATGCGCTATCAAAAGCCATTGGTTTATCCTTCCTTAGAGGTTAGGTTAGTTGTTGTAATCGATTCGGCCTTCTGCCCGTGCTTGGTCTAGTTCACTTTCGAACTTTTCAAACTCCCACGGTTTTAGTTTGCCGATTTCAGAAGCCTTCCAAAGTCTTTTACCATCGGTTGCATTCAATTTCACATCCCTCGCAGGGTTTCTTGTGATTGCATCAGCAGCGGATGGCTGTTTGGATTTCTTCTTGGTTGAGCCTGTGTCAGCCTTATAAAGGTCAACTACTCGTGCCGCCCATCGAGCATCTGTACTATTTTTGTAGATGCCGTCTGAGATTGAAGCGGGTTGTTCTTCTAACCAGTCGAGGAACTTTTGGTCGGCTTTCAGTTCGTTGAAATCTGGTTGGAGACGAAGCAGTTCCTCGTAGGCTTTCTGCTTTTCCAACTCTTTTTCACGTTCTTTAATCTGACCCAGTTCTTCACGTAGTTGTGCAACCTGTGCTTCGGTTTGAACTGATGAAACACTCTGTACCATCTCGTAAACATCGGGGTAACGCTCTTTGAACTCGTCGAGTTCTTCTTGCGTTCGTGGTGCTCTAACGCCCGTAGGCATTTCCACCGCCTTACTGTTCACTGCAGATTTCAAGTCTTCGATTTCTTGTTTGAACTCGTTGACTTTAGAGTCGTAGTGTCGTTTCAGGTCATCATAGCGTTTTTTGTAATCGTGTCCGTCGTCGCTCGATTTTTCTTCGACAAAACTGGCTTCTTTGGGAGTAGCCTCTTCTGAGGGGTCCGCTGCTTCTGCAGTTTCTTGCGTCTCGTCATCGTCATCGTAGACTTCATCGCGATATTTACCACGATATAGATTTTCGCTATTGATTGTTCCAAACGAATCGTTTGGTTTGTTGGCACGATGGCCTCTTGCTTTTGCCATTTGTTTTATACCTCATCTT